TTTGTCGGCTTCGTCATCTTTGCCGGCGTCGCGCTCTATGGCTACAAGCAGGCCAAGAAGCTGAACTGATGCTCTGGCTAATTGTAGGCATCCTCATCTGCGGGGCTCATGTGGTCATGAACGTCGTTGGCTGTAGATCCATGATCCGCTCGGCTAAGGCTGCGGCGCGAATGCAGCGACATGCTGAAGGCTGGGACTGATGCGCTCACTCATCCAGAACATCGGCTACGCATTCCTGTCTGTCTCGGCGGCGATAGCGTCAGCATTCTCATGACCAGCTGGGCAGTCTTCGGTGTAGGCGCGCTCTGCATGATCGCCTTCATTCTGATTGGCATCTACCTGGCGCTCTCAAGGGGCAACATCGGTGACTAGCCTCATCCCCTACGCTGGCGCTGCTATCTTTGCCTGCGCTGTGCTGTCTCAGGTGTTCTGGATCGTGAAGGAGGATGCGGTTTGAGCGACAAACATCACATCAAGTCTATTCAGGATTGTGTGGATCTGATTGAGAAGCTCCCGCCTGATCGTGCGGTTGTCTTTCTGCGGGAATTGCCATTGGCTATTGAGCAGCAGGCGGTACTCCAAAAGCGCGCCAAGGGCCTGAACGGCATCTTGGGTAAGCTTGCGCGTCTGACCTTCAAGGAAGGCTTTATCTGGGTAGACGATGACGCGGGAACGGCAACGGTCTCCGTGAAGATGCGCCAATCGACGTGACCACCATCGCCCAACACACCGCTCTAACCCTCATTGCCGCTGAAGCGCTTTGTATTGCCCTGTCTGCCATCAGGTGGGCGTGGGAGGATTTCAGGTAGATGCATAGCGCAGCGGGTTCGTCCAAAGCCTGAAACACAACTCACACTAGAAACGAATAGCGATATTCACGGGCGGAGACTTTCGCGCCCTGCAAAACACAACCCCAAGTAATGATTATCATCCAACACCGCTCAAACCGGGGAGGATCAGCCATGACCCATAAACAAACGAAAAAAAATAATAACGTCGCGGGAAAGGCGGGGCCCGGCCGGCCAAAGGGTTCCCTGAACAAGACCACAACGCTCCTGAAGGAGGCCATTTTGAAGGCCGCTGAGCTGTCAGGCGAGGATGGCAAGGGCAAGGGGAAAACCGTGGGTTATCTCAAGCGCCTCGCCAACGAACAGCCCGTCGCATTTTCCGGACTGCTCGGAAAGGTCCTGCCAATGCAGGTGACTGGCCCGGAAGACGACGAAGGCAATTACCAGGAGATCAGGGTCAGCTTTGTCGGTTCTGGAAGTAACCCTAGCTGAGGCTTTCCGCCCGCTTTACCAGCCCGCTCGTTACAAGGCCGCGCATGGTGGACGCGGTGGCGGCAAGAGCCATGACAGGGCCGAGGCACTTATCCTGCTCTGTTACGCCAAGCGGACGCGCGCTGTGTGTATTCGTGAGGTTCAGAACTCGATCCGGGATTCGGTCCGCCAGCTCCTGATCGACAAGATACGGAAATTCCACCTCGGCAATTTCTTCGAGGTCACCAACACGGAGATACGCGGCGCCAATGGATCGCTGATCGTGTTCCGGGGCATGCAGGCCTACAATGCGGAGAACATCAAATCCCTTGAAGACTTCGATGTGGCATGGGTGGAAGAGGCGCAGACGCTCAGTGAGAAATCGCTCAGGCTGTTGCGCCCGACGCTTCGCAAGGAAGGCTCTGAACTCTGGTTCACATGGAACCCGCGCTATGAGACAGATCCTGTGGATGCGCTGTTCCGCGGCGCCATGCCTCCGAAGGACAGCATTCTCGTCAGCGTCGGACTGGATGACAATCCCTGGGCCACAAAGGTGCTGCGAGATGAGCGGGATGAGGACTTTGCTCGTGATCCCGAAATGGCGCGGCATGTCTGGGGTGGTGATTACGAGATCGTCAGTGAGGGCGCCTATTATGCGCGCCTGCTGGCCAAGGCAGATGATGAAGGGCGGATTGGCGACTTCCCGCATGATCCGAAGCTTCCCGTCCGGACGGCGTGGGACATTGGCGTCGATGACTACACGGCGATCTGGTTCATTCAGGATGACGGACTCTGGCACACGGTCGTGGACTATTACGAGGTGAGCGGATTGGGGGCCGAGGACATAGTGCGCAATTCGATGCCGGAGCTTGTGCCTGACCTTCAGGAGCGGGTCGAGACACGCATGGCGCTGGGCCGGTCTGATCCGTATCAGTACGCGGTGCATTACCTGCCGCATGATGTGAAGAACCGGGAATGGGGCGCTGGTGCAAGGTCACGGGTGGAAATCCTTGCCGGCCTTGGCGTGAAGCCGATCCAGAAGGGCGCGGCGGTCGGGCCGGAAGAGCGGATCAATGCCACGCGGGCCTTGTTGCCGTTCCTGCGCTTCAACCGGACGAGCCGCGTGATGCTGGGGGTGCAGAGGCTGCGCCGTTACGCGCGCAAGCTGAACGAAACCGGCGTGACCCCGATCTATATGGGGCCGCTGCATGATGACAATTCGCACGGTGCGGACGCTTTTGGGGAATACGCGGTCAATCGCGGCGCCCACATCGTCGTCAAGCCGGAAGAGAAGCCGAAACAGCCACGGGGAACGGTTGTGCTTGAGGGCGCACCGAAGCCGCCGAGCCGCAAGCGCATAAGGGTGTAATGCAACAAGACCACGGCGATATGAACAAGGCGGAAGAACCGACCGGCGAACTTGAAGCGAGTGCCAAGGATTGGTGCGACATGCTCAAGGATGCCGAGAAGTCGTTTTCGACCTGGCATGACAAGTGCGACAACATCGCCAAGCTGTATGCGGACCTGAAGCGGCTTGCCGGAGAGACGACCGAGCGGGAAATGAAGCTGTTCTGGGCGAATGTCGAGGTGCTGAAGCCCACGATCTACGCCCGTCCGCCGCAGCCTGTGGTGAAGGTGCGCCATTCGATCCGCAAGCCTGTGCCCCGTGCTGCTGCGATCATGGTCGAGCGCTGCCTGGCAACCAATTTCGACCTGCGGGACATTCACTCGACCCTGCTGGAAGCGCGGGATGATCTGGCCCTGTTCGGACGGGGCGCAACATGGGTGCGCTACAAGACCGAAGGACAGGTCGTTGAGCCTGATCCGAACACATTGCAGGACGGGGAAGGGCAGGACGAGCCGGAAGTCGAGGGCTTCGAGGAATACACCTGCTACGATCATGTGAACCGCAAGGAGTTCCTGCACGAGCCTGTCCGGACGTGGCGGGAGGTCGGCTGGGTGGCACGGGCAAGCTGGCTGACGGCAAAGGAAGGCAAGCGCCGGTTCGGCAAGCAGTGGACAGGCGTCACCTACACCGAGGACAACAAGGACACGGCTGAAGAGTACAAGGTCGACAAGAAGGCGAAGGTCTGGGAGATCTGGCACAAGGGCCGCAATACGGTGGTCTGGGTGCATGAGGGTTGCGACCATGTGCTGGACGAGCGCGAGCCGTGGCTGAAGCTTGAGGGCTTCTTCCCGTGCCCGAAGCCCGCCTATGCGACGCGAGAGCCTGAAAGCCTGACCCCGGTTCCGGACTTCCTGTTCTACAAGGACCAGATCGAGGAAGTGAACGAGTACACCGAGCGGATTTCTGCCCTGGCAGAGGGGCTGCGGCTCAAGGGCTTCTACTCGGCAGGCGGCGAAGACATAGGCAACGCGGTCGAGACGGCGCTACAGCAGACGGACAATAATGCGGTCATGATCCCGGTGCCGAGCGTCGCGGCGATGGGTCAGGGCATGAAGGACTCGATTGTCTGGATGCCGATCCGTGAGGTGGCCGAGACAATCACCTCCCTGATCCAGTTGCGCAAGCAGGTGATCGAGGACATTTACCAGATCAGCGGCATTTCCGACATCATGCGCGGAGAAACGCAGGCCAGCGAGACGGCCACGGCGCAGAACATCAAGACCCAATATGGGAATGTGAGGGTGCGCGAACGCCAGAACGAGATGATCCGGCTGGCGGACCAGATGATGAGCATCGACGGCGAGATCATGTCGGAGAACTTCCAGCCCGAGACGATGCTGTCCATGTCGCAGATGGAGAACGTCCTGCCAATGCAGGTGCTTGAGCAGCACAAGCAGATGACCATGCAGCACCAGCAGGCCGCGCAGATGGCGCAGCAAGGCCAGCAGCAGCCCCCACAGCCGGGCCAGCCCCCTCAGCCAGCCCCGCAGGTGCCGCCGCCCCCTCCGCCGCTTCCACGCGACGCTGTGAGCCAGGAGGAAGTGTTTGCGCTGCTGCGGAATGAGAAGATGCGTCCGTTCATCCTGCAAACGGCTTCGGATTCCACGGTGCAGCCCAATGAGGACGCCGAGAAGCAACGCCGCAACGAGTACGCGCAAGCCGTTGGCGGCCTGTTCGCGCAGGCCGGGCCTGTGGTTCAGTCCTTCCCGCCAGCCGGCGCCCTGTTCGGCGAAATGCTGAAATTCGTATCCGGCGCCTATCGGGCCGGTCGGGAGATGGAGAGCGTCATCGACGACTTCACCGACCAGATGATGGAGATGGCGAAAGCACCGAAGGATGAAGGGCCGAGCCCGGAGCAGATCAAGGCGCAGGCCGAGACGAAGCGCATGGAAATGCAGCAGCAGATCGACGGCCAGAAGGCGCAGGTCGAAGGCCAGAAGATGATGATGGAGGCCAGGACCGCGCAGATGGAAGCCGCCAACAAGCAGCGTGAAATGCAGATGCAGGGCGCAATGGACCAGATGCGGATGGCGCATGAGCAGCAGATGGCCGGGATGACCGAGCGCCTGAAGGAAATGGACATTACCATCAAGGAACTGGCCGTAGAGGCCGCCAGGGCCAAACCGAAACCGAATGGGAGTGCGAGCCATGAGCGACGAACCTGAGACTGATGATTTCAACCCGGACGAAGTTGTGCCCATCGAGGACGTGAATGCGGAGGGTGTGTTGCCGGTGGAGGATGTGCCGGTCACAGAGCTTGCCTTGCTTCGTTTCCGGTGCGGCCTGACCGTTGCGGGCATCAACCTCGTGATTGACGAGGAAGAGCGCAAGCGCATGGGGCGCCTCGATTATCCGTGGGGTGAAGCCATGAAGCAGGAAATGCGTCTGGCTGCGGCCACGCCGTCTGATCTCAAGGGCGCACGGGAGGCAATTGTGGAAGTCGCCCGCAAGGCGCGTGGAGGGGATGGGCGTGCGTGAGGACGTGATCGAGCTTATCAAGGCAATACTGGAAGATGAAAAATCCCCGGTTTTGGGTGCATATTACCTTCTGTCCTGGTCGGAAATCCCTGCCGCACAGATAATGGAGGCCGTTGGAATACTGAAAGTCGCGCTAGATCACGAGGGTCATATTTGCCAGTTTACGGACTTCGGCCGGCGCGTTTTGGAAGATGACGCGATAAAAGGGGTCCTCAATGCCTAGAGAGCGCTTCTGCAAGTGCTGCAAGGGCTGGCATGAACTCGACGCCTGGCCGCACAACTGCATGCCGGAGCGGCTTGGCCAGCGGTCTGATCTCGCGGCCCCGATGCTGATCCGTGACAATATCGAGCCTGTGCGGTCGATGCTCGACGGCCAGCTCTACGATTCCAAATCCACCCTTCGCGCCACCTACAAGCAGGCAGGCGTGGTCGAGGTGGGCAATGACAGCTCCTACACCCAGCCCGACGCGATCAAACCGCGCACGGCTGCCAGTGAGAAGGCCTTGAAACAGGCCATCAAGAAAGACCGCGAAGCCGCTGTTGGCAAAGCGCTCAGCCGGGCCGGTCTCGGCGCCTAGAATCCACATTCCCTCAGACGGAGACACGCATGACTGATGAAACCGCCACGGCGGATGCCGAGCCCATTGCCGAAACGATTGAAGTCGCGGAGCCATCCACGGCACGCGGATCGATCGACAGCGCCTTTGATAGTGTTTTTGGCAGCGAAGGCGATGACGACACGCCCGCCCCGGAGGGAGAGGCGGCTGAATTAACGGAAGCCGCTGCGCCCCGTGAGGATGGCCGGGACGCGCAAGGCCGGTTCAAGGCGAAGGAGGCCGCAGATAACGCGCCGGAAGTCGTGGAAGACGCCGACAAGCCGGAAGCGGAGCCAGCTGCCGTGCAGGGCCATGAAGCCCCGCCAGAGCGCTTTTCCCCGGCCGCGAAGGAGGCATGGGCGCAGGCCCCGGAAGCGGTCCGCGCCGAAGTTCACCGCGCCGTCACCGAGCTTCAGCAGGGCCTCGACAAGTACAAGGCCGATTCCGACAGCTGGAACGAGATTTCCGAGTTCAAGACGCTTGCCGACCAGCATGGCGTGAACATGAAGGACATGATGACCAATTATGTCACGGCCGATCAGCGGCTGGGGAAGGATCTGGTTGGCGGTCTCGATCACATCGCCCAGCAATACGGCTATTCCCTGCGGCAGATTGCCGAACATGTGCTGGGCCAGCCCGTTGACCAGCAGCAAGGCCAGCAGGATCAGGTGATCCGGGAGCTTCGCGCCGAGGTAGGGCAGCTGAAGCAGCAGGTCTCCGGCGTCAACGAGAATTTTGCCACCCATCAGCGGACCAGCATTGACAGCATGGTCACAGGATTTGCCTCGGAAAACCCGAGGTTCACAGAATTGCAGCCGGTCATCGCGGAGATGATCCAGACCGGGTTTGCAAAGGGCGACACACCGGAAGCGCGTCTGAAAGACGCCTATGAGAAGGCGGACCGGCTCAACCCCGCGCCGAAAGCTCCGGACGTTCCCACCCCCGCCAAGAGTGCTCAGACCACCATTGGCAACCTTTCCGTAACCGGCGCGCCCGGTGCAGGCTCAAACCCTGCCACCCGCAAGCCGGCCGCTTCGACCCGCGATGCATTGGACCGTGCGTTCGATGTGGCGGGTCTCTGACATCCACACAAATCAGGGAGTCCACTAGATGGCACTCGTATCAGACGAAAGGCTCCAGGAAGCCTTTTCCCTGGCGCTTGAGGATCGGTCAAAGGGGTATGCAGACCTCGTATCGAACTCGAACGCCATCCTGTACACCATGCGTCAGCGCAACCAGTTCAAGCCCTTTGCCGGGCCGAGCATCCGTGAGCGCCTGCTGTACAATGAATCGGGGACTTACACCCGCTATAGCGGGTATCAGTACCTCAACCCTGCGCCGGCCGAGCTGTTCAACGACGCCGAGTTCACCGCAAAGCTGGCCGCCGTTTCGGTCACGCTCTCGGGTGAGGACATCCTCAAGAACTCCGGCAAGAACCAGCTCAAGGACATCATGGAGGAGCATATCTCCGCAGCCGAGACCGAACTGGTCGACCGGTTTGTCGAAGATCTGCACTCCGATGGTACGGCGTCCAACCAGATTGGCGGGCTCCAGCTGGCCATTCCGACGACGGTAAACTCCGGCATTTATGGCGGCATTGACCGCTCTGCAAATGCCGTGTGGCAGACGTCGAGCTATGATGCCCATTCTGCGTTCAGCGGCATCACGCAGGTCACGTCCTCGACCGTGAAGACCATCTTCGACAACATCATGATCGAACGGTCTCGCGGCAACAAGGGGCCGAACCTGATCTGTGCGTCGCAGCAGCACTACATTGCCTATACCGGCGCCCTCGACTCGATCCAGCGGATCAATGACGAGAACGGCATGGGCAAGCTGGGCTTCACGTCGCTCAAATACTATGGCGGCGGCAAGTCTGTGGACGTTGTGCTTGAGGGCGGGATCGGATCGGCCATGCCGGACAATGTGTCCTACTTCATCGACACGTCCGCGCTCCGGTTCCGGTATCACCCGGATCGCAATTTCGTGAAGTTTGGCGGGAAGCAACGCCCGATCAACCAGGATGCAATGGTCCAGCACATCGGTTTCTACGGAAACCTGACGCTGAACAACCCGCTGCACATGGCCAAACTCTATGACTCCAACACTGGCTCATAAGGAGATTTGATCATGGCTGATTGGACCCCTGCCGATAACATCCTTATCGGACAGAACATCGATGAGACGTCGACCACGCAAAAGCACGTGCTGGGCGACATCGTGAAAATGAAGCACGCGACCTATGGGGTGGGTGAGTTCATCTATCTCAAGGGGCTCGACACAACGGCGGTCGGCTCGGTTGTCACCTACAATTCCGACGACTATTCGACCACGCTGGCGGTTGCCAATGCGGTTGGGCCGGTGGCGACTTCCATGTCCGCCAATGTGACCGACTCCTACGGGTGGTATCAGGTCGGCGGCAAGGGCGTGGCCAAGGTGCTCGCCAGCTTCGCTGACAATGCGGACTGCTACCTGACGGCCACGGCTGGCTCCATTGATGATGCAGACGTCGCCGGGGATTACATCCGCGGCATGAAAGGCGCCTCTGCCATCGACACGCCGTCCACAGGGCTCGCGGAAGTCGAATTGTGGCGGCCCCAGGTCGCTGACGGCAAGGATAACTAGCCGCACTGACCGGGGCGGGACTGATCTCGCCCCGGNTCCCCTTTCACATTCCCTCAGACGGAGACCTCAATGTCAGACGACCATCGCCCTCATTTGCACGTCACCTTCTTCTCGAAAGAGCAGGAAGACCCCGCCGCCATGACCGCCGCTCAGGAAGCCGGAGCATGGGACGGTATCCCGATCTTCAAGGACGTCGAGTTCGTCCGGATCAAGATCGTGGGAGACCCGAAGACCGAACTGGTCGCCCCGGCCAATGACCCGACGACCGATCCGGAAACCCGCCAGCGCATGACCTACAAGGAGCGGTTCCCGCGCCATTACGAAGCGTTCAAGGCCGGTCAGGAGACGATTGACGGCACACCGCTGGCTGAATTGCCGGGCATCACGGCCTCCCGCATCGCCAATTTCAAGGCCCGCAATGTCCACTCCATCGAATCTCTCGCCATGCTGGATGGTGAAGCCCTGAAAGGGCTCGGCATGGGCGCCCGTGAAATGAAGAACCAGGCTCAGGCATGGCTCGACAATGCCCGCTCCGGCGCACCCGGACAGGCGGCAAAGGAGAACGCCGACCTGAAGGCCCAGCTTGAAGAGATGAAGGCAAAGCTGGACGCCCTGTCGACCGGCAAGCCGGATGCTCCCGCCAAGGAGGAAGACACCGTTCAGGGCGGCGAGTTCGACGGCTTCGACCGGGCCATGCTGCGACAATACCTGAAGGAGAATGACCAGCCCCCGAAAGGCAATCCGTCCCTCCAGACCCTTCTGGGCATGGCTCAGGAAGTCTCGGACGCCAAGGGCCGGGTTGACGCATGACCGTCCTGTCCGTCACGCGCGAGGCCTGCACGCAGGGCATCGCCCTTGAGCAGCCCACCTTGCTGATCGGCTCCACCACGCGCGAAGTGGTGGAGCTGGCCGGGCTCGTGCAGGATGTGGCGGACATGATCGCCCGGAGTTTCGAGTGGCAGAAGCTGAATGCGATTGCGACGATCACGGGAGATGGCGCGACCGAGGATTTTGACCTGCCGGCGGACTATGACCGGATGCTGAAGAAGTCACAGCTCTGGTCCTCGTCTCTGGAGACCCCGCTGAGCCCGATCAGTGGCCGGGACAAATGGCTGGGTCTGGACGTTCAGAGCTTCGATTTCGTCATCAATGCGTGGATCATCTATGGCGGTCAGGTCCATGTAAAGCCTGCGCTCGCCACCGGAGTGACCGCGAAATACTGGTATCAGTCGAACAAGAAGGTGGTTGCGACCGACGGCACGACCACCAAGGCAAGCTTCACGGCGGATTCGGACGTGTTCCGCCTCGATGAGCAATTGCTGAAATACGGCCTGATCTGGCGCTGGCGGTCCATGAAGGGCCTGCCTTATGCCGAAGACCTTGCGACCTATGGCCGGCGGCTTGAGCAACTGGCCTCCGACGACAAGGGCAGCCGCATGATCCGGATCGGGCGAAGCCGCTTCTCGCAGGACCTGACAGTCGCCTATCCGCAGAGCATCACCGGATGAGGGTTGCCCTGCAGCCGAAATCAAGAGGCGCAATGGACCCCCGGCCCCGGCGGGCACGGGCCAAGACATTTGCGGCGCCTGTCCGGGGCCTTGTCACCAATCAGAATTTGTCAGTCGGGCTCGATCAGGCGGCGCTGGTTCTCGACAACTGGTTCCCGACACAGACAGGTATTCGCCTGCGGGGCGGCACCTTGAGGCATGCCACGATTGGCACGGACCCGGTCCTGTCGATGTGGAATTATGTCTCCGGCAATGTCGACAAGCTGTTTGCGTCTGATGCGGGCAACATCTTCGATGTGACGGCCCCGGCAGACCCCGAAGTGGCGCCCACGGCGGATGTGACCGGCCTGAGCGGCGGAGACTGGACCTTCGTGCAGTTCGAGACGGCAGGAGGGGATTATCTTGTCGGCGTCAACGGAATGGACACGCCCCGGCAATATGACGGATCAAGCTGGGCTTCATCCACCATGTCGGCCTCCGGGCTCACGACCTCCAATCTCAGCCATGTCTGGACGTTCAAGGAGCGCCTCTACTTTGTCGAGGACGGCACCATGTCGTTCTGGTATCTGAGCACCGGCGCGATCACCGGAACGCCGGTGGAGTTCTCCCTGGCGGGCGTCTTCAACAAGGGCGGCTCGCTGATGTTTGGCGGCACATGGTCGCTTGATGCCGGGGACGGCGTGGATGATCTCTGCGTCCTTGTCAGCACGCTCGGCGAAGTTGCGGTCTATCAGGGCACCGATCCCTCGAATGCCAGCACATGGTCGCTTGTGGGCCGCTATGACATTGCCCCGCCACTGGGCAAGCGCGCTGTGGAAAAGGCGGGGGGGGACCTGCTGATTGCCACGGAAGAGGGGATCATCCCGATTTCGATGGCGGTCTCGAAGGACCCGGCGGCGCTGTCCCTGTCGGCTGTGACACGTACCATCGAACCGGACTGGCTGGACGAGGTGCGCGACCGGCGCACCCTGCCGTGGACCCTCAAGAAATGGCCCCGGCAGAACATGCTTGTCGTGGGCATGCCGTCTCCCGGCCCCGGCATCGAGTCGCGAACCTTCGTTGCCAACCTGGAGACCGGGGGATGGTGCCGGTTCACCGGCGCGACATGGGATGTGCGCAGCCAGACCGTTCTGGAAGGGGTGCATTATGTCGGCGGGGCCGATGGCGTGATCTACCAGACCGAAAGCACAGGCTCCGACAATGGCTCCAACTATACGAGCGTCTGCGTTCCGCATTTCTCTCATCTCGGCGTGCGCGGCCCCATCAAGTCGGTCAATCTTGTGCGCCCGACCTATCGCGGCGCAAAGGCGTTCATCGACAAGGTGTCCATGTCGGTGAACTACACAATCAGCCTTCCTCCTGCGCCGTCCTCCGTTGCGGATTCCAGCGATGATGAATGGGATAGCGGGCTTTGGGATGAAGCGGTTTGGGACGCAACAGGCTCAACAGTCATCCGCAGTCAGTGGCGCGCGGTTGCAACGGCCGGGTTCGTGGTCGCCCCACAGGTCCAGATCACCAGCGGTGTGACGCCCAAGCCGGATGCGGAACTGATGAGCATCGACGTGATGTATGAGATTGGCGAGGTGGTGGTGTGAAACTGCTCTATGGCCATTCGGCGGAGGTCGAACGGTTCGTGGCCCAGCAGGTGCCGCGCTGCGCTGAAGGGTTCGGCCCCTGTCAGGCGATCGGGGTCATCACCGGCGATGGCCAGCTGGTAGCGGGCTGGGTCTGGCACAATTGGGACCGGCCTGCCGGAATTATCGAGTTCAGCGGGGCCGCGATTACCCCCCGCTGGATGACCCGTCACATCCTGCACGAACTGTTCGCATATGCGTTCGAGATCGCTGGCTGCCAGATGATCGTCACCCGCAACAGCATCCACAACACCCGCCTTCACAGGCAACTCAAAGTGTTCGGGTTCGACCGTTTCGACATTCCCCGCCTGTTTGGCCGGGATGAAGACGCGGTGGTCTGGACCCTGACCGAAGAGCAATGGCGGTCGGGGAAATTCTACACGAAAGAGGCAAAGCATGTCGAAACCAAAAGCGCCGAAGCCGCCTGATCCCCAAGCCACAGCGGCGGCGCAGACCGGGACCAATGTGTCCACGGCCATTGCAAACTCGCAAATGGGCATGGTCAACCAGCAAGGTCCTGACGGCTCCCTGACCTACAGCCAGAGCGGGAGCCATAGCTGGCGTGATCCCTCGACCGGGCAATATTACACGGTGCCGCAATACACCGCGACGACGACGCTGTCCCCGGAAGCGCAGGCAATCCGCGACCAGACCAACCAGGCCGACCTCAACCTTGCCACGCTGGCTTCGAACCAGTCCGGCCGGGCGGATGACTTGCTGTCCTCCCCGATGAGCCTGAACGGCTTGCCGGCAGCGGCGGATCGCAGCGGCATGGCCCCGGTCAATTACAGCGCCGGGCCGAATGCCCCGCAATATTCCACACAAGGCACGGCCATGCCGCAGGTCACGGACCTTGCGACCGGCTATGAAAATGATTTCGGCGCCCAGAAGGATGAAGTCCAGAAAGCCCTGATGGGCCAGATCAATGAGCAGCGCGACCGGGACATGGAGGGCCTGCGCACGCAATTGGCCAACCAGGGCGTCGGGATCGGCACGGAAGCCTATTCCCGCGCCGTGGACGATTTCAACCGCTCGAATGACAATGCCCGGACACAGGCGCTTCTCGCTGCCGGTCAGGAACAGTCCCGGCTGGTCAATCTGGCACGGGATGAGGCGACGTTCGGCAACACCGCCACGAACCAGAACAACCAGAACCAGATGGCGCTCTACAGCCTTGGCGAAGACCAGCGCCGTTATGGCGATGCCATG